ATCTTAACAGAAGAGTCTACCGTGTCATATTTTCCTGTGGAATAAGCTAAAGCAGAGACCGAGTAGTTATAATCGTCTGTCTCCTTAATGTTAATTATCCTAAAGTTCGAAAAGTTCCCGCTTACAAATTCCGGATCTTCAGCGTTACTTGGTTCAACGCTCCATATTAAGTTCTCTCCCGAAAAACATCCTCCCGAATAGTCCTCTACAGTATTAGCTAGGTGATTTGTATTTACCCCCGTATTGGTATATCCGGTTATGACGTAGTTATCAAAATCGAGTTGATTAGATTGGCCACCAAAAGCTTCTCCCGTGCTGAAATATATCTCCGTACAGATGCCGCTTCCTCCTTCATAATATTCCGACTTATAAGAGCCTGTTATAACACGAGCATGAGCTCCACTAAAAACTAAATTTTGAATTTGACTTCGACTTATCTCCTTTACCCCGCTACTGTTTAAGTCGTCGATTTGGGTAGCATTATAAGTAAACGTAGGAGTAAGGAGGGAGAAATTATAAGACTTGTCGGAGGTAAACTCCATGGCCGAATCCAGAATAATACTATTCCCGGTAACGGTATTCGCTCCTGCTCCAAAATAGGTAGTGGTGGTGGTGGGTATCACGGCATTGGTTCGGCCGCTCCTTTTAAGAGGGGAGCGATAGTTATCGTATATTTGCACGACATCCCCGGGGCGTATGAGACCCCCTTCGTGACCTATGCCGAACTGCACCGTCTCCGTTTCTTCAGATTCACTTGCGAGAATCCATTTCCCAAAACGTCTGGCCTGCCCCTTGCTTGTGCATCCTAAGGCCGTAGTTTGGAGTTCAAGAATTCCGTATTTTCTTACAGACTCTTCATCTTCCATATACTCAACCGCAGGTTGAAAGTTGTCTCTCTTGTCGTTATAGCGGATAATAGCAACAGAGTGACGCGCCTTTTTCGAGGAAGAAGAGTAGGTAAAGTCCCCCTGAGTAACGTTTGAGTTGTTGAATTGAAAAACAGGATCTTTGTATTTGTCCTGAATGGCAAAGATGCTCCCGTGGGCGTAATAGGTTATCCCTCGGAACATTGAGGAAAGATCGTTTAAGACCTTAAAAGCTTCTTCCCGTGAAGTAATTATATAATTCATACTGAAGCGCGGTTCGTAAGAACCAAAACCATCAGGAACCATACCGTCACAGTACTGAGCTATCTCATAAAGTGACCACTTGTCTACATCACTTTCCGTGATGTACTCTCCTAGGCCGTATCGAGGGTTGGTTACCAAATCATAAAAGCACCATGCAGGATTATCTGTCCACTCCCGAATATACTCGCCATCGGCGTCTTTTTTGAATTCTCCGTCCCAGAAAATTTTGGGGGCATCCACGCCACGCTGTGCAACCCACTTCGAAGAGCCCGAGAGATATTTAGCCCCCGTTCTTTGGCCGAGTAAATCGTTTGCCGCATCACTGTCGCCGTAAGTTTTGCAAACTGGGTTATAATTACTAGGGACTTTTACTCTTAAAAGTTTTGTGTCGTAAGCGCGGTGCGGAACTTGTTGAAAATTTTTGGCGTCAAATCTGGAATAAACCATGGACGTATAAGGATAGCGAAGACGAGTCCCATATACCTCAACAATAGAATGAACGAAAGTACGGTTTGTGAGAAAAGAAGTTAGTGATTCAGGGGTGAGTCGTACTATTCTTATTTTCCACCCCTGAAACCCGGGAGTATCTTTGTAGGAGCTGTTTACGTTAATGGTGGTGGTTCTTATATAAGGAAAGTCAATTTTGCCGAATATTTTTTCGGTAGTCGGCTTCCCTTTTTCAACGGCTAGCGTCCAGAGATCTGTAAAGGCTCCATCTTCTTGGTCTGCATCTTCTCGGGCCGGGTTGAACCGTTCGTCAAAAAGGGGCATGTAGTAAATATTATACTCTATGGTTCGGGCCTTTGTGTCCCCGTAGCCTACGTCCGCTACATTGCAGGGTTTTAATTCGCTATTCTCTTCAAACAATTTTGGCCCCGCCAATATTTGTTCGAAAAGGGCGTCCGCCTTTATGTTGACTTGTAGATCGCTGCACTCCTTGTTGTAGATAGTATATGTTTTTGCATATCTGTCGATTGCTCCTTCGAGGATTGCGGGTTGTGAGTCTTCTTCTCCTTGACGGCCGGGGGAGTAGTCTTTTCCGGCTCCTCCCAGTGCTCCTTTATCGTACCCTTTTACTTGAGGCCCGAAAAGTCTCTCACCAATGCCGCGCTCAACAGAAAGATCGAAATCATTACCGTCTCCCAAGTTCGCAGAAAGGGTAGGGAGGGCCCCGATGGGGTCTCCGAAGTTATGCTCTACATTTATATCCTGAAAGTTATAGTACCCATGTTTATCTACAATAGGGACCTTATTCCAATAGATAGAGCGTAAGAAGCCCAACTCGGGCAACGCGGCTCCTCCAGCAGCTCCGGTTGCGCTATACTGACTGAATGATACGGTGTCGTATCCTGTTTGGTTTTCCGTCGCTTGGTAAGAGTAGTCGCCACTTACTATACCTTCGATGGGGCCTTCTGATATAAGGTCTCCGACTTCAGCAAAACTACGAGTGACCCAATATGCCCCTGAAATTTCGACAGCTGATATATCGGTTACTACTGGGCGCGCCTGTCTTTTGTCTTTACTTTTTCCTCCCATTTGTTATTCTCCTTCCCATCCCTTAACGGCTTCGTCCACTAAGCCCCCCGCGTCAGGGATATTATAAAGCAAAGCCCTCTTTGTTATTCCCCATGTGTCGAGGGGTTTGACTTCGGCGTCGACAGCCACGTTGTCCATCGACGTTTGTATAACATGACTCCCCACTAGAAGTCTTCCGTAAGCCACAAAAACCGGCCCCCCTTCCCTTACTGTATTCATGGGGCCGTTAAATAAATAAGCTCGAGCTTGGCTTTGTTCTATTTCTCTAAAGTCACCAAATTTAGGCATGGGGGTGAGCATGTTGGTTACTCCTGCAGATACCAAACCAAGACCCCCCATGAAGACGGCTCCGGCCATATTGGCTCCTAACCCCATTCCCATTCCCGCTTGCGTCCCCCAAAAACCAAGTCCGGCTCCTCCGACTGCGATCATGGCGATTCCGGCGATAACCATTAGGACATCTTTGAAGTTGATCTTTTTGGATCCCTCTATAACAGGTACTATATCAATTGTTTTAAGCGTACTTAAATCCATGGTTAATTCTGATTTACGTAGATCATCATAATTATCCACATCCTTACCTTCCTCTATCATGAAATCTCTTCCATTGATAAGGATTCTATATTTTATGTGTTTGCGGTCATTTTTTAAAAGATTGTTGTAAAATTTGCCAGAATTGCTTTCTATTCCCCTTATGGCTTCGGATACGTTCTTAACCTTAAGTTTCCACTTGTTTTGGGTCATTTGCTTGGCTAGTACCCCGTGAAGGGTGATGTCTACTTTGTTGTTCATTTTTTTAACCGGTATATTTTTTTTACTCTTTTTCTAAAACTTTCAGTAAGTCTCTCCACTATGGGGTATTTTCCTCGAGGATGATGAAAGATGTTTCCGCTACCTACGTATACAGCAGTATGGCACGCACCTTTCCCTTTTATATATTCCAAAGATATTATATCATGTTTTTGCAGAGTCGTCTCTAAAAAATCTACCTCTTCAAAAAGGTCAGAATGGTTGGCTCGGTTTAATTCTATTATCTTTTGTATCAACAAGGGGTCTCTTTCGCTCCAGTCCTCTTTCATCCTTAAGAAGTTCAGGTCCGAAAGGTCGATGTCAAAATTTTCTTTGTAGTAGTTTATTACCAACGTCATGCAATCGGAAATTCCTGTCTTAAAAGAGGTGCTATGGATGGAGGTCTTCTTTCTCGAGGGGTCAAACTCCGAGAAGGCGTTACTCTTTATATTGTATAGGATGTAATTTATTTCATGAGTTTGGCTGTTGATGATATCATTGGGGGAAAATTTTTCCTCGTCCATGTGGGAATGGTAAATTGCATTGATGTCTCCTTCTCGAGACGCTTTCATGTAATCAAGAGGGTTTAAGGAGAAGTGATCCATGGGTTTGGGGGCCACGTTTCGGCAGCGCATAACCTTGACGTTGTTAACTATGATTCCGCAACATTCACGAGGAGCTTCCTCCAAGGCATGCTCTCTGATTTTGTTTTTTATGGATAAGCTTAGGGTCATGCTCCTCGATAAACCTTTCTGGCGGCGGGAAAGCCTCCGAAGGGAAGTTCTCCTTTGCTTATGCCGCAGGAAGATAGCCCTCCGTTATTCTGTACGCTCCCCCTCGCTCCCCATCTCATGCGACAGCCTGTTAGGGTTTTCGAGCATTCGTCAGCTATCCAATATTCATCGTTGGGGGGTGGGGTATTTTCATTTATAGATATAGATATGTCTTGACTTGCCACGAAATAAAATTTTATTTTACCTTTTGGAATATAACAATAATCTCCTTTCTTATAAGCTAGTTGCAGTTGAACATCGCCAGTAGAAGCTTGGGCGCTCCATTCCTGCTTGTCATCTTTTATGGACGATCCGAGTATTGCGGTTATCTTTTCGTCTTGATCGTTAGAGCAAGGGGGGGTTTTGCCGGGAAGTCCCACCCCGCTTACTTTAGTGGAATCTCCGGGAAGTCTTATTAATTCCGCTTTTTGTAGGAGGGGTACGTTTGTCCCGTCTTCAAGTTCGACCTTGCTAGTCAATCCCGGTAATTCTTGTGCGTTCACGTGCTGATACCAACATCCTAATCCTCGATACTGCCACATGCACTTGTCGGATACGATCATCCTTCTGGGGAGTTTGTAGCCTTCAAGATCCAGTACTGAGCTCAATTGATAGGATAGTATCATTTTGTTTTCGCTCATCTTGCGCTCTATGAAATAAATGTCGGGGGGCATTTCGGCGTAGGGATCGGGCTCGTAGCCGTCTGGAAGCTGTTGTAGGTCTTTGGCGTGTGGTTCGGTAAGTTCGAAGTTCTCTTTATCTAAATATTTTGCGTATGTTTTACGGCGCGTAACTTTCGCTCCCACGATATCTCCAAAGCTCCTTATCTCGTGACGCAAGAGGGAAATTTGATCTATACCATCTTTTGATTGGCTTGCTATCGATAGGGTGGGGCGAGGGAGAGTTCCTCGAGAGTTTACTTCAAAGCCTTCGGCATGTATGGGGGCCGGAAAATATTTGTTGCCTCTCCAGCTTACGTAAGAGTTGAAAATATTGGCGTTATTATGGAACCTAAGTATGCCGTCACTGTAATCAACACGTGTGCTAGGTTGAACGTTTGTTAATTTTTTGTTGGATCCACTATTTTTTAAGAGTTCGTTGAAATCTATCTCAAAAAAAGTCATTACCGCAGAAGGCGTCAGGTTAGACATCTCGTAGCGTAGTGACTTGATTGAAGATTGCGCCCTTGCGGTAGTTAATTTATAATCAGGTGAAGTTGCCATGTGTTTTAGTCGTTGACCTGAATGAGGGTCGTGTTTACGTTGTAATTATCGTAAAAGGTATAGGTGCTGCTAAAGCTTGCGCATACAAATCTCTTTCTGGCTTGCGTATCGTCTTGGGCATAAGGCGGAGGAAGGTTTTTCAATATAAAACTTTCGGACCCTTTTCTAGATTTTAGAAAATGAAGAATAGCAGTAGCTTCTTTTTGGTTTCTTTGCTCGAAGGTAAATTGGAGATTAATGAAATCCGTGAATATGCCATCTGGAGTTCTTTGCGTGTATCCATTTCCAAAATTAACCGTACTTGTTCGTGGGGTGTGGTTAGCTGACGTGTTGTAAGAGGGGGTCCACAAAAAGTAAGGAAGGTTTTCGCCGTTAAGATTGTAAAAACCCCCCCAGTAGGAGGAGGGAGTAGCGGGTTCTTGGCCTGAGTGGCCGTTCTTCAAGGAGTAGTAATAATTAAATTTTTTGGGAATCCCGGTGTTGCCTATGGTCTCCTTGACGTAAACTATATCGTTTTTATCGTACGTTTCGGAGGGGTAGTACTTCTTTACGCTGTAAATGCTTGTAGTTTTGTCAGCCATTTTTCCTTAATCCTTTATTTATTATATTACACGCAAAAAGTAGTGTAAAATAAAGATAAGGTAATGTTAGGAAGAATTAGGAGAGAGGCCGAGAAGCTAACCATTAACGGCACGGGAATACAAGGAGTTCAGTCTATGAGCGCCCAGTATAATTCGGTAGGAGGCTCTCCTTTGAGGAATCTGGGAATAGATGACATCAAATACCTCCCTGAGGGGCCTCAAACGGCTCGTTTAGAGGTGGATACTCTTCTTACTTACGTTCTTCCCTCAGGGCTAGATTTAGGGCCCTCTTTGGATCCGATGCAAAATTTTACAGGGGATCTCCCGTTTAGTGGGGTAATCGACTACGGGAGCAAGCAGCTTTATTTTACAGATGCCTATTTAGAAACTTACGGGGTCTCTTGTGGCGTGGGTGAGATTCCACATTCGGTTACGACATCAGTTATTTATGGGGGGTTTGGGACTGGGTTGTTCGGGGCGTGGGCGCAAAGTGCGGATGGTAGGGTCGATCCCGCCTTAAATATAACCAGCTATAACTCCATGGAAATAAATCTTGATGAATTTAAGACTAATCGAGTGAGTTCTTTTAGTGTCGAGGTGGCTACCCCTAGAGTACCCATCTACACAGTGGGGCTCGATATTCCGACAGGGGTAATTGCTGGTACTCCAATAGAGGTTAATGTGAACTTTAATCTAGAGGTAGACGATTATGAGATAAAAAATATGAGATTTGTTCCTGACGAAACAACTTTCAGAAACACTACTATCACTCTCAACAAGAACAACTCGAGCACTCCTCTGTTGCAATACTCTTTTGATAATATGCTTTTGACCTCCGAGTCGTTTAGTGCAGGTCAAGATTCTAACGCAGGAGTGAATTTTAATTTGAGAACTTTCATTTTGAGGTAAAAAATGTGTAATACTTACAAATAAAAGGTTATGGCAACGGTATTTTATGATAAGGCGGCGGTAAATGTCTCGTTTGGAGACATCAATGAGACTTTATTGGCAAGCAACTGTAGCATTAACTTAGCAAGTCCTTCTCAACCCATGTATGCCATAGGAAACAAGGGACCGTTAGGTCAGTTTCCTGCAGGAGCCCGAGCTGGGGATATGTCTTTTGGGTTCATAACAAGCATTACTGGCGTCTATAATGCCCAAAAAGGCAATATTATTAATTTCTTAGCAAGTGGTATCAAAAATTCAAGTAATTCTGAAGCTAGTGGGGTTCAAATAAAGTGCGCTGGGATTACTGGATATGGGTTTCTCAATTCTTATAGTTTCAGCGTGGCTAGCAATTCCGTTTCAACATCAAGCGCCAGTTTCACTTTTTTTGGGTCGGGAGTTCAGCTTCCTGTTAGCGGTTTTTTATACGGTGAAACTAATGAGACTCCCAGTCAAACTGGGCTTTTAGCCACAGGGGTGGTTCATGGTAGATATACTAGCCTCACCCCTCTCCGAACAACTATTGCTTCCCCGACTGAGACAGCTAATGTTTTTGGGGCTGATTATTCTCTCTCAATGGCTCATAGCCCTGTTTACAAACTAGGGCAAGAGTTTCCTCTTACCACCTTCTATACTACCGCTCAAGAATCGATAAACGTAACGGAAGATATCTTTGACAACGCCTTAGCTTTTGACGAAACGCCGAAGGATGTGACGTTGGAATTAAAAGGGCTGGGAAATATTGGTCATGGGGGAATGCTCATCGGGGTTTCCGGGGCAAAGCAGCAAGGAACGAGCATGACGGCAGGCCTTGACGACATCATAAGGACCCAGAAAAGTTTAACTGCAGTCTACTAATGTGCTTTATTCAGCTTCCAATGCAAAGCTTAAGGTAAACGGCAATGAAATACTCGCCTCAAATGCGTCTTTATCTTTAGGGGCCAGTCTTAATCCTCAATACCGGATAGCGGGTGGCTCAATCCGTAACACTGCATTGTATACTCCAACAAACGGCATAGGGGGGCAGTTAAGCTTTAGTTACTTTATAACAGGCAAGGATTACTTTAAAACTTTCATAACTGGTCAGGGTGAAACAGGTAGTATGGGGGAAGTTATCTCTGGAAACTTCGGCGGACTTCATTTCGATAGTGGTTATCTCACTTCTTACTCTGCAAATTTTGGCCCCAACTCTTCCAGCATGGCGAACGTTTCTATATCGTTTTTTGATCAGTTAAATGGAGTTTTTTCGCCCACTGAAGAGCAAGCGCCAGACTCAACCCAGATATTAAATTTAAAATCTGCGATAATAGAAGGAGAGTTTGCTTCTGATGCGGGAGGAAGTGTGGATAATTTCATAGGGGGGGCTTACAATTATACGTCAGAAGTTCGTCCCGTTTATCTCATGGGGGAAACCAAGCCTAGCGCCGTAGCCTATGGTCAGAAGGTGGTCAACATGAATTTCGAAATAGACTCTCCGACTGGGTATCTTCCAGTTTCTGGAACTAGCGCTAGAATAAAGGTGTCCTTATTGGCCGAAGGGGACACGTCTCTGTCACAAACAGTGGAGAATTTTATATGTTCTGGCCTAATACAGCAAAGAAATATAGCTTCGGCGGCGGGGGATTACATTAAGCACTCGATAAACATTGTCCAAAATGCTACTTTTGATAGCGAAGTCACTATAACTAAGATGGCGGACTCAGCTGGGGATTACATGATCCTCTCGTAACAACTATGCCCACATTTTATCCCAACAAATCTTTCACTTTAAGCGGTACAAATTTAAACTTTGTAGAAGGGATATCTTTCGGTGAGCAAAAGGTTACTACTTTTTTCCACTTGGGTTCGACGGGAATTTCAGGAAATATTCCGGCCGCGGCGATGAGCGGGGAGCTCTTTGTAGAAACCCCCACCTCTTTTATAAACTTGGGAACCATAAATCAGGTTTTAGATTCAAGTTCGCAGGTTACCGTGGGGCCTTTAGGGAACTTTAATCTGAGTGGTGAAGCTGGTGATATAATTCAATTAACGGGAACTAATTTTTATCAAATCGACGCTGTAAAGTTTGGAGATGTTAGTGGGGAATTTTATTATATTTCAAATAATTTGATAGAGGCGATAGTTCCTCCTAACGCGGATTATGGTGGGGTTACTGTTTTTTCTTCGTTGAGGACGGGAGCTAATGGAAGCATCTCTTTAGCCAGCGGCATAACTTCCAACAACTTCATTCCTATTCCGGAAGTAACAGGTTTGAATTCTGGGCAATTAGTTTCTGGGGAAACACTGGTTATAGAGGGAAAATCTTTAAGTGGGGTCACGGGAGTTAGAATTAACGGTATAGAATCGGATAACGTTGCGTTAGTTTCTTCCTCTCAAATAAACGTAGAGGTCCCGAGTGGGAACTTTAGAGGTGTCCCTAATTTATTGCTGGAAAGCGGAGCCTCACATGCTGCTCCCGATTACATACAATTTAAACCATTGGCTAAGGTAAGCGGAATCATTAACGATGTTGTGACTGGAAGTGCGACGACTATATCAGGGGAGAATTTTGGAGCAAGTATACTTTATAATACGGGAGATGGGTATTTGGTATCCATAGGGGGGGTAACCGGACTTTTTGGTTTGACGAGTGATACCACAATGACAGGGGATGTCCCTAGAGATTTAAGTATTTCCGTATCGGGAGGAAATGTTGCGGCAGGTGTTTTGCCGACTATCTCGTCCGGAGTTGTGTCTCTTTTTAGTAGCGATTATCCTGAATCTTACCGATCTAATGTGTATTTTACCCCTTCTATAGGAGCTCCCAAGGTGACTTCCACGTCTCCTTCTTCGGGCATAGGTGGAGATACTATAACAGTGGAGGGCTTTGACCTTTACGCTATTACGGGAGTGAATGTGAATATGGTTGGGGTTAGTACCGCTACCTCTGCGGAAATAGTAACGGTAGGGGAAAAAGGAAGGGCGATAACTTTTGACTTGCC